TTTTGCCATTGTTGTTGATTCTTATTCCAATATTGTCTTAATTTAGAAATAGCAGTAGCAACCTTGTTACCCATTTTCGCTAAATTCATTCCAAGTCCTAACATATTATTCTATATAAGCAACTACTTTACCTGATGCACAACTTATTGTATGAAATGTACCATATATAATTAATCCTGCACTTAATTCTAAACTTGTTATTGATGTATCACCACCTGTTGCTGCATTTGTACAAGTTATTGTTGAATCTTCTAATGCTTGTATTGCATTGTATTTTTCACCAACTGTACTTGTTCCACTTGAAGCAATTATCCTTAAACCAAATTCTCCAAAAGCTGCTTTTTGATAATTTCCTGAATAAAATAAATCGTTTGACATAGTTAAATAATTTACTACAAAAATAATAAATTAATAATTAATGTTTTCGACCTTGACCTCGATACTTTTTTTTGTAACCTTTTTGTCCTTTTGAAGCATTTTTACTATGCCTTCCTGGTCTTTTCTTTTTTGGCTTTTCTATATATGAAATAAAAACTTTTCTTGCCATTAGTTTGTTTTGTTATTAAACTTTTCAAAAGTTCTCATTCCTCCAAGACCAAGCATACCAATTAAAACTGTCATTAAATGTTCCATTTGTAATGCTGGTGGTGCTGATTCAACTCCAACATACCATACAAGTAAATCTCTTAATACAAAATTATATGCAAGTGCGAAACCACAAACCCACCCAATAAAAGGTCGCCATCCAGCCACGAAAATTGTTCTATGCTTGGCTTCTTGTTCGTTAATTTGTGCTTGTAGTTCAATTAACTTTTGTGGGTCTATTTCTTTACCTTTAATTAATTCTCTAATTTCTAATCCAAGTCCACCAATATCATCACTTGTTTTAAAACCTAATAGTTTTTTTAAAAGTTTAAGCATCTTCATCTATTTTATCCAACTCAAAAGAATGGTATGTAGAATATCCTTTACCTTTTTTTCTTTTAGCTTGATAAACTAATTTTCTATTATTACCTTTTACATAAGAAACATGAATCCAAGCAGGGTTATTATCATCTCCTAATTCCCAAATTAATTTATCATAATCAAATTCATTTTTAATTATATAAAACAATTCACAATTAGATATACCTGTTGCATCTAAATCTATTGCATTTCCAGTAATATGTTGTGAAACTGCTGCAGCACCACCAATAGCATTATTTAATTCTTGTGAACGATAAAAAGATGTAATTAAAATTGGTTCATCTATTTTTTCTCTTAATGGTTCAAATAATTCATCTGCTAATATTTTCATATTTGCTAATGCATCTTCAGTTGGTGTATTATCTATGTCTAATTTTTTTGCAGTATTAGAACCTGTTGCTTCCTTCCAAGAAATATTTTTACTAAAATTACTTTTTTTACTTTTTGCCATAATATTTAATTTTGTTGAACTCTGTTTGATATATCTATCAATGCTCTAAAATATGTTTTTTCTTCATCAGCATCTTCTATATATGAAATGCCTTCAATGTTAAAAGTATATACATTAAAATTGTCAGAACTTAAATCAAAATAATCTGTTTTACTTGTTCTAATTAATTGTAATATACTATTAACAATTGTATTTGCTTGTAATTCTCCTCCATCATCTGATAAAAATGATGTTACAACTTCTATTCTTGTAACACATTCTGTAATAAATGAAGTTTGATTATTGTCTATATTAGATTCATCATTTGAATAAACTATAATATAAGGTTCACTTTGTGTACTTGGTACTCTATTAAAAACAGGTACATTATTACCACCAAAACTAACATTACCATTTAATCTTGTAATAATCTTTTGTCTTATATAATGTATTACCTCTTTCATTTTCTTAAAGTTCTTTTAATTTTTGTTTCAATATTTCTTATTGTTCTTTGAACTTCTGCTAAAATATTTTTGATAAAATATTCTTGTCTTTTTTGATTTTTTGTACCAAATTCTAAAAACCCAGAATAAGGTGCATCTGACCTAATTGCTTTACCATCCCATTTTACATTTAATCTTAAATTACCTGTGTCGTATGGTGCATCTTTTTTTACTTTATATGCAGCATTTAATCCACCTTTTTGTATTTCATTATAAAATCGTGTAGAACTAAATGATTTAAGCCTGTTAATTGCAGCATCAAGTTGCTGAACATCTTGCCTATCTACATTTACATTTATATTCATAATTAATCTCTTTTTGTAGCAATAAGTTTTGTATAATATTTATAATTGGCATCATACATATCATTTATTTGATATAAACCCGCTATATTTTCTATTTGCAATAAATCAGTTGTTAATATATTATCAGCAGTTTTTTTTCTGATTAACAATTCTATTTGCAAACTTCTTTTTTTTCTACCATTTTTACTTGTTATATCTCCTTTTGTAAAACTTACATTTGCCCAAATAGTGCTTTGTGTTGCATTTGTAGAAGTATAACCACCAAAACCATCACTTGATTTTGTTTGTCTTTTAATTAAAACTCTTTTATCTAATTTACCTGCATTCATTATATAAACATTGTTTTAAATCCACTTAAAGTGTTTTTTACACTTGTTGGTATTTCAGTCATAGTGCCTTTTACATAATCTGTTCTATTATCATAATAACTTGAAACCAATTGTAAAATTGCTTGTATTAATAAACTATCATTCATTCCTGATGTTGTGTAGCTTACAATAACTTCCTCTGCAGGTAAACTACCTAACTAAATTATTGTATCATCCAAACCATAAGTCGTATAATTAGTTGTTGCAGTACCTTCAACTGTTATTGATTGTACAGATGCTATAGGTGAAAAAGGTAATACAAATCTATCATCAACACTTGCTAAATAAAATTTTCTTGTTTTTGCTACAATGTCTTTTGTAATATAATTTTCAATTACTAATCTCGCTTCAGTTATCATTCTTGCAATTATAGTATCATCTGCAGAAGTATCAACTCTCATATAATCTTTAGCATTAGTCGTTGTTACTATTTCTGAACCTGTTGTGGCAGTAATTTTAATTTGTGTATGAAACTGATTCAACTGATTACTCCTGTATGCTTTCATAATTTGTTAATTTATTTACTACAAAGATAAAAAAAATGCACCATAAAGATTTACAGTGCATTTTTAAGAAAAGAATAAAGAAAGAAAAAACTATTTAAAATCAAAGTTATTAAAAAATTTTGAATATGCATTTGTTAGACTTAATCTAACTGCCATTCTTTTACCATCATTTTTAAAAATAAAAAACCCTTTAAATTTTTCAACCCAAATTGCGAAATAATCTACATCCTTTTTTTCATAACTATGTTTCCATTGTATATGAACAGTTTTTCTATTTTTTTGAAATCCTTGAGTTGTAGATTTAATTTGAATACGATACATTTTATCTCCTGTATCAGCAATACAATCATAAAAAGAAGTATGAACTAGGGGGTAGGAAACTTTTATATCTCGTTTAAGACATTCAATACCAAATTTATATTCAGCAATACAACCTTTTGCATTGGAATCCACGAAAATAAAGTTACAAAAAAAGTGGCTAACCGAAATTAACCACTTAATTAACAAAACTAATTAAAAATTAACTAAATGAAAAAATACTCACTCACGAGATGTTATATCAATGAGCTTGTTCTTTATCTGGATTATTCTTTCAAGTATATAAGTATAATCATCAGATGTTAGTTTTTCTTTATGTTCTCTTAAAACATTATTTACAGGTTCTATTAATTTAGATATTTGTGCCATTATCTTACTAACCAAAATAAAAAGTTAATAATCATAATTGACCAAAAAATAAATTGTGGTAATCCCCAACAAAAATATTTTATAATTCTTTTTTGTAATATTTTATCTACTGGCATATTTATATCTTGTTGTGTTGCTTTATATGTTGTTTTCATTATACGGAAAATATTTCAGATATCAAATATAAAACACAAAACATTCCAATTCCAATTATTGTATATGCTATAAATGTTAATGCTTCTAATATTTCTTTTTTATTCATAATTTCTAATTTTTAAAAAAGATGCTGCCCTTTTTCACTTGACTACGTTCTGACTAATTTCGGAACTGTTTCTGCGATACTTGGGTTATCAGCATCTGTGTTATATTTATTTTATTATTATAATGCCAGTTCAAGTTTTGTAAGCATTCTACTATAACTACCACTTAATCTTAATTTCATTTCTGGTGTTTCACTTGAATCTAATATTTGGTCTTTTCTTTTTTCTAATAATTTTATTAAAATACTGATTTCTACTTTTTTTAATTCTACTGTTTTAATTTCGAATAAACTTTCCATAATTTTTAATTTAGTTGTTTTTATT